GCGGCATCATTTGCATTAGATGACTACAAAAAAGGATTACGCAGTATGCGTTCTAACCTTATTGAGCCTTCGCCTTCTTATATTAAAGATGATCGGATGAGGTTCGTTTAATGGCCGCTTCACAACCCTTTGGTATCTCTTGCAGGGGTGGGTTAAATACTAACCTAAATCAGCTTGAGATGCTTGCTCAGCCCGGAGTTGCTACAGAGTTATTAAACTTTGAAGTAAACCCTGACGGCGGGTACAGGCGCGTAAACGGCTACACAGCTTTTGGCTCTGCGCGGCCTAACGGTGGCGCTACTATCCTTGGTCTTAATGTTTACGCAGACGGTGTAATTGTTTGTAGCAACACAGGAATTTTCTTTAGTGTTGATGGAGGAAGTTGGTTAGAAATTAACAAAGCAAGCGTAGCAAGCGGTGGAGATAATTACTCAACTTTTAGCGGGCGTAGCGCAGACGCTAGATCTGGACAAGCTCAAGTAACCTTTACAATCTTTGAAGGTAACACAGACTACGGGCAGATAATAATTACTGACGGAGTTAATAAGCCTTTCTTATTTAGCATGTCAGGAACAGGTGGCTTAACTTCTCGCACATTTTTTGCAGAAGAAATTACCGTAGACGGAACAACAGCACCTACAGTTTGTGTTATCCACGACAGCCACTTGGTTGTTGCAGGAGCGCCAAGCGCAAAAAACACAATCTTTTATAGTTCAACGCTCGACCCAACTAGTTTTTCTGGTAACGGTGGTGGAGCCGCATTACTTCCAGATCAAGTAGTAGGTATTAAAAGTTTCCGTGACGATCTAATGATCTTCTGTAGAAACAGTATACATAAGCTTGTAAACATTAATGATTCAGGATCTATTGCAATTATTCCTGTTACACAGATCGTGGGCTGTCTTAGCTCTCACAGCATTCAAGAAATTGGCGGTGACTTAGTATTCCTCAGCCCAGACGGTATTCGTTCTGTAGCAGGTACAGCGCGTATTGGTGACGTTGAATTAGGATCAGTTAGCCGACAGATACAATCTGTAATATCTACACTTGCAAAGTCTGTAAATACTTTTACGCTTGCAAGTACAGTACTTCGCAGTAAGTCACAGTACAGATTGTTTTTTAGTCAGGTAGGCGGTAGTTCAACATCAGCACTTGGTATTATAGGAACCTTAACACCTAACGGCTTTGAATGGGCTGAAACAAAAGGAATACAAGCAACAGGCATTACAGCAGGTTTTGATAAGTCTGGTGTAGAAAAAACATATCACGGTGACAATAAAGGATACATATATAACCACGATACAGGCAACTCTTTTTCTGATGGCGGCGTAGCGTTTAATATCAGCGCAAAATATAGCACACCCAATTATGATTTTGGAGACATTGGAACTAGAAAGACTTTGTACTATGTAAAAATATCTGTTTCTCCTGAAGGAGAGATACTACCGTTTTTAAGACTTCGGTATGACTACGAATCTTTAGACATTCCGCAACCTGCTCCTTATCCAGTAGCGGGTATTCCAATTCCTTCGTCTTTCGGATCAGCAGTATTTGCGGCGGCCACATTCGGTGGAAGTAAAGATCCAATGTTTAGACAAGCAGTAGAAGGTAGTGGACACGTAGCAAACTTTAGAATTACCAGTGATGACCAAAACGCACCCTACGCAATTAACGGCTTATACGTTGATTACGTTCCATCAGGCAGGAGATAACCAGAATGGCAGGAACAAGTTATACACGACAAAGCACACTTACCGATGGCGATACAATCACCGCCGCACTCTTTAATGACGAATACAATAAACTTGTATCTGCGTTTGCGTATACTACTACTGGAACTACTGGACACCAACATGATGGTGGTTCGGCTGAAGGTGGTAACATACATACAATTGGTGATCAAGACTTTCTTAATAAGATTGTAGTTGATAGCACTAACAACCGTTGGGGTGTTTTTGTACAGGTTAGTGGTTCAGCAGTCGAACAGATTCGCATCCAAGACGGTGCAATTGTACCTGTTACTGATAGTGACATTGACTTGGGTACAAGTTCTTTAGAGTTTAAGGACGGCTACTTTGATGGAACAATCCACGTAGACACCTTAGACGTAGACGCTAACGCAACCATTGCAGGTACTCTAGGAGTAACAGGCAACACAACTGTTGGCGGCACACTAGGCATAACAGGCAATACAACTGTAGGTGGAACGCTTGTAGTTACTGGTACTACAACACTTAATGGCGGTACGCTTACTCTAGGTGACGCAGCAAGTGATAATGTTGTGTTTGGCGCAGATGTTAATAGTAATATTATCCCTAACACTGACAGTGCATTTGATCTTGGAAGCTCTGGACAAGAGTGGCGTGATCTTTACTTAGACGGTACAGCACACATAGATACACTAGATGTAGATGTGAACGCAACCATTGCAGGTACACTTGGTGTTACGGGTGTGTTGACTGCTTCTTCTTTAGACATTTCTGGAGATATAGACGTAGACGGCACAACAAACCTTGATGTTGTTGATATTGATGGCGCTGTTGACATGGCTACAACGCTTGCAGTTGCGGGCAACGTAGATTTTAATGGCGATTTAGATGTAGACGGCACTACTAACTTAGATGTTGTTGACATTGATGGTGCTGTAAACATGGCGACCACTGCACTCGTTACAGGCGTATTAACCACAACCGCTGCTACTGTGTTTAATGGTGGCTTTGCTTCTAATGCTGATTCTACTCTTGGCACTGATAAAAAAGTCCAGTTCAGAGACTCAGCAATCTACATTAACTCTAGTGCTGATGGACAACTAGACATAGTAGCTGACACAGAAATTCAAATAGCTGCAACTACAATTGATATTAACGGAGCTATCAATGCAAGCGGTGAGATAATCGCTGCATCTCTAGACATCTCAGGTAACGTAGATATTGACGGAACTACCAACCTTGACGTTGTTGACATTGACGGTGCGGTTGATCTGGCTTCTACGCTTACTGTTGCAGGAGTCTTAACAGGTGCTTCCTTAGACATTTCAGGCGATATAGATGTTGACGGTACAACTAACCTTGACGTTGTTGACATTGACGGCGCAGTAGACATGGCAAGTACATTAGCGGTTGCAGGTGTTTTGACTGCCGCCTCTTTAGACATCTCAGGCGATGTAGATGTTGACGGAACCTTAGAAACTGACGCGCTTACTATTGCAGGTGTTACTTTAGCAGAAACTATTGCTGATACTGTAGGAGCTATGGTTAGTTCTAATACTGAGTCAGGCATTACAGTAGCCTATCAGGACGCAGATAACACTTTAGACTTCACAGTCGGCACACTGAACCAAGATACAACAGGCACAGCGGCAATCGCTACAACAGTTACAATCACTGACAACGAAAGCACAAACGAAAACAACGCTATTGTCTTTACGGCGGGCGGTGATTTAGATGGCGGTAACTTAGGCTTAGAGTCTGACGGAGACTTAAAATACAACCCTAGCACAGGCACTCTTTCTGCAACTAACATTTCTGTTAGCGGTACACTTAGTACTGTAGACTCAGTTACTATGAGTGCTAACAATGCTGTTGTGTTTGAAGGCGCTACAGCCGATGCACACGAAACAACTCTAACCTCTGTAGACGCTACAGCAGATCGGACTATTACATTGCCGAATGTCTCAGGTACAGTTCCTGTATTAGCTGTAGCAAGCAATACACAAATTACTTCTACACCCGAAGAGCTAAACGCACTAGATGGTATCACAGCAGTAGTAGGCGAACTGAATGCTCTTGACATTGGCAGTACAGCAGTAGGCACAGCAGTAGCTTCTAAAGCAGTAATCCTAGATAGTAACAAAGACTATACAGGCATACGGAACTTAACTATTACTGGAGAACTTGACGCGGCCACATTAGATGTGTCGGGTGCTATAGATGTTGCAGGAACTACAAACCTTGATGTTGTGGACATTGATGGCGCTGTGGATATGGCGAGTACTCTAGCGGTTGCAGGTGTTGTAACAGCCAACGCAGGTGTAACATCTTCTGGTACAGGCACATTTGGCGTTTTAGCTGTAGACACGATGACTTTCAACGCCTCAAGCATTACAGGCACTTCAAACCTGACACTAGATTCAGCAGGAGACATTATCCTTGATGCTGATGGTGCAGATGTTCGTTTCAAAGATGCTGGTACTGAATTTTATAAAATTCGAAATGAGTCAGGAGTAGTACAGCTTGTCTCTACTGTTTCAGATAGTGATATACATATAGTAGGCAACGATGGTGGTTCAGCCATTACAGCCCTCGCTTTTGATATGTCAGCGGCAGGTGCGGCTACGTTTAATTCTACGGTTTCTGGCACAATAGCTACGTTTAGCGGCGATGTAAATGCTCGTAATTTTACGGGTGTAGATGACGGCAACACATTCATAAATTTTCCAGGAAGCGATATAATAAAGCTCAACACGGCGGGTATTTCCAGATTTCAAATAGCCGCAGACGGCTCACTCAGCACCCCAACGCTAGGAACCTCTAACGTCCGCTTTGGTGTCAACGCAGGTAACAGCATTGCAAGCGGTGG